GTCGAGTACGACTAGTCTAATTGCCTCGGACCCTTTCATGGTCTTGGGTAATGTTTACATTCTGGTAACATACGTTTGATGGTGAGGGGTATGAATGGGTTTCGATTTGCAGACTCTCGATATTGACGACATCGAAAGGGCTCAAAAGCAGAACATTCGTTCAGATACTCATTATCAGGCTAATGTAGTGGTTGATGAAAAGAATCCCCTGAAAGGGGCGATTAGCAAGCAAAGAGCAAATGCCAAGAAAGCCGCCGATGTACTCAATATAGGCTCAGGTACTCGATGTACTCACTGTGGTCTTCTTCACTTTATGTGGAGGGAAACCTGTGGCTCCTGTAGAAAACCCATGAACTATAACATGGGGGTCAAAGAATGACATTTCAGTATTCTTGGGATTTTCTCAAAGCCAAGAAAAAGAAGAAGAAGTCAAAAGCCGGTGTTAGACAAGTTAGACTGGAAGGCGGTGGTCGTGGAGGAGCGAAAGTTATACCGCTAAACAGGTATTTGACTGATATGGCTAAGAACATATATCTACGGGAAGTAGCTCCAGATTTGGGCCCTGAAATTTTCAAAAAACCCACAAAGGTCCCACCACTCAAGGAAGGACTCGATAGGTCTAAACCCAAAAATCAAATAATGATTGATAGACATTCACAAGCTACCAACGAATACGAAAGAAAAATGAAAAACTATCGACATTTCTGGGACCAAGTTACTAAAATTAGAAGTGGCTTAAGGAGCAAATATGAAAAAAATGGTCATGATGCATTCATGAGGGAATTCAAGGGTTATGCAAAGCCAGCTTCTGAAGTAGGAAAACTAACTGGTGCAGAGTCAAGAGCTGTTAAAACTGGTAGAATGGACGCTTTGGATAGGCAATTGACTTCAGAGCAAATGGCTGCTGAAAGACCAAATATGCCTGAAATGCAGAATGTGCTTCAGAACTTAGGAAATTTTGCGCCACAGACTTTACAGGACATAAACAAGAAAGCCGCAGAATTGTTAGCTACACTACCAGAGAATCAAAGAGCTACCGAGAGTTGGGGAAGAATAAGAAATCTTCTTGCTGAAAAATATGGTTTCGATGTACCTGAAGCATCTCCAGCGGCCAACATAGCAGCCGCTAATTTAGTGAGAAATCCAATCCTACCAAAACCATCAGAGGAAAAACCACCAGTGATGCCACCGGAAGGTCAAATGACACTAGACCAGTTTGTGAAACCACCCACGAGAAAACCACCAGTGAGGGTTTCTAGACCTGTTCAAGAGAAAGTAAAGGAGCCCGCACAATTAGCACAAGAACAATCTGATAGGCGTTTCGATGAGAGACAAGCGAGGACGGAACAATTCTTTACACCTGAACCAATACCTGCACCGAGTGATGAACTTACTGATGAACAAAAGGCAAGAATAGCAGAAGCTTACCCTAAAACTTTGTCCATGGAGGGAGGGGAGCTTGTTGGAGCGCGAAGCAAGGCATCACAACCAGACGTGCCTGAGCCCAGTCCTTCATCTCAAGGGGCTGGCTCTGCTAATGTAGTAAACAGTATATTCGACCAGCTATTTGGAAGACAACAAGGAGCTGGTCAATAATGCCACAGGTGTTTAGCCCCGGTGAGGCAGAGACAAGGCCCCTAGACCCAGATGCGATAGTTTACACCACAGCTCAAAAAGTAGCTGATTTACTTGAGATAGGGCCACAAGAGGCAGTAGCGGTATCTAATGACTCAGACTCAGATGGCGTCTATGTCACAGGTGCTGACTTCCGTAACATAGGATTCTCGGTTGACGATACCATACTCATATACAGTGACGCTGACCCTCTTGGCATAGAGAGAACTATTTCCTCAATCACTACTTCAGTCAATGGTGTCAATCTTAATTTCTCAACCACTATAACGGCGGCTGATTATCAGTCTGCTGACAATACTTTTGTACAAAATCTAGCTTCTTTCACAAATGGCAGAACTAGGGGAGTGAAGAGGTCAAAGGTAGAGGAGCTAATCAAGAGGTCCCAAGACAAGATAGACAACATGACACACAACTCTTGGAGGCCAAATCTCGTTACTGCTGAGTATATCAACTTCGATACCTACAAACCATACAGGCGTAGGTACTACACGGATTACGTGGGTACTACTCCTTTACTCTTCAGAAACGTACAACAGATGCTCAGAATAGAGCTTTGGCAAGGTGATGACTACAGAGAGATAGGGGCTTCTGAAGCTAGAATAAAAATACCAAAAGCAGTTAGGGATATATCTGGCTCAATAGTATTGTCACCCGGCAACGGCTCTGCAGCGGTGCTTACAGCGGGCACTTCCACTAGTCAATGGAGAGCTGATTTTGACTTCATAACCACAGCACAGAATCTAGCTGATTTGATTAACAAGGAAGATAGAGTCAGTAAAGCAGCAGTGGAATTTAGTCCAGCATTCACCTTAGAGGGCAGTACATCCAACGTAGCTGTGAATAACGAGTTCCTAGCTACAGCCAATTCCGATTATGGTAGTGGTCAAGTAAAAGTCACTAGTATGAGGTCAACACAAGCTGGTGAATCATGTAGTTTAGTCTCAACGGATAGCAATGTTACAATAGAGCAGACAGCAATAAAAACAGCGACTTTCAGCAGTCTTCTTAGCACCACTATAACTGTAGATAGCACCAATGGTTTCGTTGATGCAGGTGTGGTTGTTGATTCCAGTGGTGATGTCTTCCGTTACACTGGGAAGACAGATACTACTTTCACTGGTTGCGTGATAGTGGTTGGGTCAGCTCTCTCAGACATAGCTGGAACTTTGACACAGCACATCATGCAAGTGGACTTGCAGGGTGGAAGCGCTAGTGGGGATAGAGGTAGACTCAGGGACTACTGGTTGGACCACGAGATGGGAATCGTCTACTTCAATAATTCATATCCTTTCTTTGAGTGGAACGCTGTCAAGGTTTCCTATGTCTACGGTGAGAGATATCTTGAGAAAGCCATCGAAGACATTTGTACAAAGATGGTTGCCATCGATATACTGATGAGTGACGACAGGAGTGTGTTGATACCAGAAGGCACTCAGAACGTCGATTTGACATCAAAAATACAGCTCTATAGGCAGGATATCGATAGAATGCTCCCTCGATATGTCGAGGTGGTAGCCTTTGAGTGATAGGGACTTCGCAAGAGTAACTATAGATTCTCTTCATGAAGAGTTGGACAGTGCTTTCAAGAACAATGACATCCAAGAAGAAATCAGTCAGGTTGTACTTTACAACGATGATGATGTCACTAAAGGGTATAGGGAGATGGTGTTAAGACAAGAGTTGGGAGTATATGCCTACAAAGAAACCGATGATGGTTTTTTCACATCGATGAATAATCCTGTTTCGGAAGAAGAGATGAACAAAGTGCTTGACAATGTAGACAAGAGAATGAAGACAGAATCCCCAGTTCTCTTTGAGAATATGATGCACAATGTTGCTGGTAAGATACTACCAGATAAGGATAAGATAACTAGAAAATCTAGGAGGGAGATGTAATGGTAGCTACCTTCAAAGAAGCAATCGACGTTGTAGTTGATTTGCTCTCAGGTTCTTGGAATCGTGGCAACACTGACAATATCAAACCGATAGTCGTAGACATAGCTAGTACCGATGCGGAAAGAGGCAAGAGGTTGGATTTGAACAAATCGGACTTCGTATTGGTTTTTGAAACTGCACACAACGAAGAACTGCCTGAGTTGCTTTTTGATTTCGTCACTACTAGGATAAACATAACAGTCGATGCTAGGACAACGCACAGTCGTGAGAGACTTAAGAAAATTGAGAACGAGATAAGAAGATTAGTTCATACAAAGAGAAAGGGCGACGGCACAAACTTCGACAGACTCGTTTACAAAACCCGCACGGATTTGTCTGATAGGAGCAAAAAACTGTTCAGAATGACCTTCCAGATAGAAGTGATTATCTTTGCGGAACTAATCCCATGAGGTGAGAGAGAGCATGCCGTCCACAGTGTATAAGGGTGACCTGACAGAAATATCGTTCGGGCACGAGTCTGGACTCACTTTGAAATCTGATTATGACAATAATGGTAGCTTAGGTTCTGGTCTTCGTTTTCACTTTAAGATTCAGGCTGAAAGTGAAAGTGAAGATACTACTACCATAAGATTGCAGAAAGGAGCAACGGATACTCCAGTAGAGGGCGGTGTGATTGTCTACCCACTTGGGATGCTTGTTGGTTCAGAGCTTGTTTTCTCAGGTTTAGCGGGTAATTTCAACTCAAGGGACAATTTTTCTGAGGACGGTAGAAGATACACGATAGTATCAGACGCTCGTGGCACAGATTACACTGATTTGAAAATCACACCTAAGATGTTGAGCGCCCAAGCTGATACTTGTACGACTGTGGATACCACTAACGGGACAATTCACATTATGCCATTCAAGACTCCTACTTTAGATGTGGATTCCGTTTATGCCGCTAACGCTAATGCGTCGTCAGAATCAGTTCTCACTGACCAGTTTGCTGGTTTAATCAATACCATATCGCTACCTGAAACTAAAGTTGACCTTAAGAGAATGCATGTGGTTGGCTTAGGCAGGGACGTAGCAGTGCAAGTGCCCGGTAGATTCACCAACGTAGGCGGGGCTTTTGAGACTGCTATGCACAATGCTAGGTGGCTCTACTATGCTTTGGGTCAAGAGGCCGTTCGTTTAGATGACCCGCCTCCTACTACAACTTACAGTATAGCTGGTGCGGTAAATGTCGGTGCTAATTTCATTCAATACGGTGGAAGCACTAGCGCTCCAACACTTCCTAGCGGTGATACTGTTGCCGCTGGGGATTATGTCTTCATAAACGACACTGATACAGTGGCTTTGCATCTACACAAGGATGTCGGCTCAAGCCCTGTGACATATGGTTCTTCAACTAGTATTGGACCGGAGGACCTAGTAACACAAGCTAGGAAATACGAAGTGAGGAGAATAGCGGCAATAAGGCACAATGGCTCCACTGGAACGCACTACATATGGCTTGACGGTCCCTTGGATTTCTCGCATGCAGACAATACAACAATAGGATTCGCCGCATACGACAGCGCTACCACAAAAGCTCCTATAATGAGCACGGCAGAAAGCACCTATGGTACGATAGCTGACCCCGTAAACAGGGTTCTCTTCTCAAAATCAGAGGTTCCCTCCTTCGCTTTAGAGGTCAGTGTCAGGAGAAGGGACAATCAGGACGATGACGGCACTACTGGTGAGACTGTCGATGGTGGCGCTAGTGATGCCAAACAGCTTACTCGTGTCTTCCGTGGTTGTAAAGTCAAGGAGTTCTCAATGACTGCTGATACAGATGCTGCCGTCAAGCTCAATCTTGGATTCGATGCGGCGCTTTGCTATACGGACACTGGTAGGCTTGAGAGTAGCAACAAGGGTGATAGGTACAATCCGCACAGAATATTTGAGGATGTGGCTAATACTGAGCTAGCTAGGAGAATAGCTGGCATAGGCAAGAGAACCCAGAAGCCCTTCATGTTCTACAATGGCATCATACAACTCGGTGGTGTAACTCTTGGACAAGTAGTGTCCTTCGATTTGAAGGGCAAGACTGGAGTGGCACAGCATTACACCATATCTGGTAATAACATAGCCAATGCCGCCACGGACCAAATACCGTTTGGTGGTGCTAGAAATGCTAGTCTAGCCATAGAGGGCAAGACTGAGTATGAGCTAGATATGGAGATAATAGTCGATGACCCTACCCTGTATCATCAAATGAGAAGAGCGGTTGAGAGTTTTGATGACACCACTAAATTTGTTAGACTATCCTTTACTAAGCAAGGGGCTGAAGCCTCCTCTGGTAGAGAGAGCATGGATATAGTGATGGATGACTACTTCATCACTGAGGCTCCTCTACCCATACCTGATGACAAGGGACCACTCCGTTCAAAACTCAAAATTATGCCAAAGACACTGAGGGTCTTCACCCAAGACACAGTGTTTCACTACTAGGAGAAAACATGTTACCAAGAGCTGGAACCAGAAAATGGAAGTTCCGAAAGCTAGGTGCATCGGGTTACGTTGATTGGTTAAACGAAATACTGGGTAGAAATGTCGTAATCGAAGGAAGAACATCAAGAAAACAGATTGATGCTCTAATGTTAGATTTGATAGAAACACCACCTTGGGTAGAAGCTGCCTTAGACTCACTTAAGAAAAAAGAAGTTGTCGAAGAGAATGATGGTATCGAGTCCTCACTTGAAGACGAGGAAGAGGTTATTGACGAGGTACACGAGGAAATACAGGAAGAGGAGATTGAAGAAGTTCCTTTGGAGGTTGTTGAGGAAATAGCTCCTCCAGAACCTGAGCCTGAGAAAGAAACAGTAGTTATCCCAGTTGAGCAACCATTTGTTGCTGTGACAGATTACAATTCCATGACAGTACGTGAATTGCGCGAAGTGTGCAAGGAGCGTGACATCACCGTTAGAGGTACTAAGTCCGAGGTTGTCCTCAGACTTAACCGATACGATGATGGTATCATGGAAAACACCGCAACGGACGAAGCTGATGCCCCCTCGGAAGAGGCTGTAGATGCAGAGTCGGATGCCCCCTCGGAAGAGGCTGTAACCACAGGTGATGAAAATGCAGATAGCAGACAAGGAGATATTATTGACGAAGAGGAATGAACAAAAACACGTATTGAGCGCCAGTCGGGACAATCCTGACTTGAAAATGGAGGTGTGGACTCGTGATGTTACATTCCTTGACATGCAGAACGCCGCTCAAACCATGTTTAAGATGGAGAATGACGGTACGGCCAGCTTGGATTTGGAAGGGTACTGGAGGTACGCTTTCAGGCACTGGGTATTGAGGACCAACCCCTCAATGACACCAGATGAGTTAAGCGACGTAAATGCTTACATTGGTGAGCAATTATCTTCCATACTTCCCAAGCCCACTGAGCTGGCGGAGGCGATGCAAGGGGGTTTTACGAAAGCGAACAACTGAGGATTCAGAGGTATCTGGAGCAGAAGAACTACACTGGTAAAGACGCATTGGTTCTTCAAAATCAGTTGTTCGCCTATTTCGTAGCGAAACATTATGGCATATCGATAGCAGAGGTTTTAGAAATGAGCATACCAGTCTTCCAGCAATCACTAACTTGGGCTCTTGCCATGCAGGACCGTGACAACAAAGAAAGAGCTAGACAAGCCTTGGAAAGCAAGACTGGTAACGAAACCATTACACTCGACTACTCCTTCCTAAACTCGGAGGAGTTCTGATGGTAGCGTTACTAACACTTAGAAACGCTCTTGTCGAAGTCAATAGATTGACTCAAACAGGCAATCTTGGAATCAGCGTCTTATCTGGTTTAGTCACTGGTATAGGTGGTGCATTTAGTGCTGCTTTCAGCATAGCCTCTGGTGCAGCTACCACTGCTTTTGATATCATAGCAGATTTGTATGACACACTCATAAAGCCAATAGTCGATACACTCTCAAATCTGAGCATACCGACTTTCAATCTAGTAAACCCATTTACCATTCTAAGAAACGAACTAGAAGATATCAAAACTCTTATTGACAATATCAAGGACTTCAGCCTCACCGATGTAGTGACCAATTTAGCTCCAGACTCCATAGCCTCCCCTGTGAAGGCGATTACCGCTGCTGGTGGGGCATTTCAAACTGCATCCAATAATCCTAACTTTAGTTTTACCATAACGCAGAATTTGAGCGGTATAACAGACAAATTGGATAAGAGAAAACTAGCCGGAGAAATAGCTAACGAGATGTCGAAGCAATTCCAGAGAAGATTAGGCATTTTGCCGGGTAGCGGGGGTCTGTTCTGATGGCCACTGGGACGCCAATCCGTTTGGTTCGTGAGGACGGCGGTTTGATATCCCTGAATGCCACTCAGATAGCACTGTCTACTGAAAGAGAATTTGGGCCGAACGCAATGCCCTTTGCTGGTAGTGAGCGCCTCGCTATAGACTTAAACATAAACAAAGCCATAATCAGAATAGATGGTTTCTTTTCTGATGATACTCAAGCTACAGGAGCAGCCGCTGCTGAAGCTAAGATAAATTTCAATGTCAATACGGCAAAACAAAGCTTCGTCTCTTCTAGTAATTTAGGCGCTTTTTTCTCACTTACAGACTCTCCTACCCTAGTCTTAAAATCAACAAGCGGGACGCTTTCTAGTATTGTTTTTACAGAGGACAATACTGCCACTACTGGTTATAATTCATCTACTAATGTTCTAAAAGTGAATGTTGCTAGTACAACTGCATTGCAGTTAGCTAATGCTGTTAGTTCAGCAATAAACGACCAGCACTCCTCACTCTACACGGCCTCACTATACGACGCATTGGATAGGGATGGCAATTCTCAAACTAACTCAGGCGTCTTGATTAAGCAAGTATCTAATGGAAAAGCGGGAAATAACAAGTCCACTCCTAGCTTCTCCACAGGATATTTTTTCCTCCCACCACAAGTAGAGAAATTTTCGGGAGGCAGAGATGCTGAACAGAAATCAGCAGGGGACAAGGCTCAAGATTTGTATTCCATAGTCAATAACAGTAGCAGAACGCTTAGGAAAGTAGCTTTTGACCGCATACCTGATTTTTTTGAGCTTTTTGGAAGAAAAACATCATTCTTACCTGATTTTATAACCGGCGGCTCCGGTAGTGATTACATAGTAGGCATACAAATTCCCTACAATAGCAAAATAGAAGCCGGTAACAATGAGTACACTGCCAAGAACTTCTTCATGCCCACTGGTCTTTTTCATAATAAAAATGACAAGGACTCTACAAATGCAAAACCCGCAGGAGTTGAGTTCGATGAGTCAAATGACTTCACGGGCATTCAAGGAGGTATTTCATCTATGGACATAATATACGATGCTGGTGAGGCCATCTATAACTACACAATGACTTTCCTACCTGCTGATGCGATGCTGTGATTTTATGACTGTGCTGGGGAGAAGGAATCATGCGTTTTTCTTCGATGGCGTTAGCGATAGCATAGTAGTTCCACAAGGTCATTTTTCAAGCATCGGAAAAACGAATCCAGAGGGTCAAGAAGATATCAGGGGTCTTCTCAACCCAGAACCCAGAGGTGGCTCCGAGTCCATAACATCAGGGCTTTTCAACGAGGAGATTACAATCGAGACTTGGCTCATGCCAGACCAAGGAGGCACTGTCCTTGAGAAGAGTGGACAGTACAAGCTTTCAGTTGGCAAGATACAAGAAGCCGCTCCAGCTACTTTCACGATAGAACTGACCAATGGCGAGGCAGTGGAATCTCATACAATCACAACCGGGAGTCACAATGGTACTAGGTACACTGGTGCGATATACCCATTGAGTGAGCAAAACGGCATGTTCGATACCAAGGACAGTGGCCTGAATAGAAATCACAGGCCACTCCTAAATGTCGTAGCTACGTATCGTTCTGGTAGGATAGAGCTTTACGTCAATGGAGTTCTAATGGCTAGAAAAATTCTGAAGGACAAATCCTTGAAATTAGCAACTAGTAGTGAGAATCTCTACATTGGTGGCAAGGGTGGTGAGTACAGGGGAGTAATAGAAGCCATACACATAACCAATGACTTCAATCCAGACTTTACTGCTAGAACTGCCCCATTAAGAAGAGCCTCCACTATGTTGCTCTATAGATTTGAGGAGCCTATAACGACGTATGATGATGTCTACACACTTGCATCTTCGGCATCATCCGGTGCCACTAGCATTTCTATAAGCACGACTGAGGCTGCTGCATTAGCGACAAAACTCACAGGCTCATCTGTCACAAGTGGCACTATCACTTTCACATCTTCACCATACACAAGCGGTAACTACAAGGTCCTGCAAAGCACATCATCTGGAGTTACCCAACACGATGTGGCTCATGTTCCATACAATCTACTTCTGAAGCCAGTCGGTGTAAATGACCTCACACAAGCACCTACTAGCCTTCCCCCTGAGAGAGTCAGACTACAGAGCATAAACGTAGGCACAGGCGCCTTGACTGTAGCCAGCATACATCTTGACTACAACACAGCCAGCAGTGGTCAGAGGGGCTTGCTCCATGACCACGCTAGTGGGGTTCAATTCGTTGTGATAGGGGCTGACCTGCTGTTAGACTCTGGTACAGGTAAACCGTACCAGCCTCCACACTATTCCTCAAAGGCCATCGATAGAACTGGTCAGATGGTTATAGACGAAGGACCTTTGGGACAACATGGTTTTGTCTACTCCTCACAAATGGCGATTAGCACTGATTCACCGAACAATCCCTACGCAGTGACTTGGCCCACTACCATATCGACTGAGTTATCAATTGGTCATTCCGGGCGTCACACTCTCAATCATGTTGATGGTCACCACTATCTCAGGATGCTACCAAAGCCAAATGAGGAAATAATAGACATGGAAATCAATGGCGTGGCTGATAAATACAAAGCACTCTATGTTGACTCACAACAAGGTATAGCAGAGCAGTTGCCCGTAAACACAGAAGTAAGCATTCTAAGAAACGTAGGTCAGTTCACAGTCAATAGGGTGGTCAGTAGCACCACTGTGAACACAATCTACAACTCCCATCAAAGCACTGGTAGCACGGCTAATGGGACGAGAAAGCTCATAGCGATAGGTGGGACTAATTTTGACTTCACTCCTTTCTTCCTAAAAGCTCCAATACATGACAAGGGTGCAACACTAGACTCGACTGTAAGAACACATCATCTAAGACCAAGCAAGACCAGTAGGGTGGCAATCCTAAACGTACCAGCTCTCTCAGGTTCTGACTACAACATGTCCCCTTATGTTGAGATACACTACAACGCCATAGACTTGAGTGGCGCTAGCATGGCAACAGAAAACAATGTTGCTTGTCTAATGGTAGAGAAAACCGTGCCAGCCGGGGACACCGCCATCGGCACTGGTGGAGCCGCTACTACTATCTATGATTTGATTGATGCTCAAATGGGGACTTTCACAGACGCTACCTGTGATACCAATCACACTAGCGGTGTTAGTGATGGTTCAACCACCAGTGTAAGGCACATCACGATGGATAGCACTTCTTCCTTAGCAGTGGGAATGGAGGTTTCAGGGACTGGCATACCTTCGGGCGCATTTGTAAGTGCTATCAATAACTCAACTGCGTTTACACTCAGTCAGGACACAACGGCCACTAACACGAATACCACATTGACATTCACTAGAGTTGGTTTGACATTGCATGCACCCGGTGGCTACATAGACATTAACACTGATGATTTCGCACACAAGCAGGAGCTTTTGAACCCGCATTCCCTCTCAGGCGATAACAGTGAAGGCTTTGATGCCGATTTGACTCTAGACGAGTCGTTAACACCCGGTAGTGGTTATACCCCATATGCCTCTGATACTAACACAAACACCACACCCAGTGTGATAGAAGATTCCACCAGCAAGACCACTACACACGAGTCTTCATTCCACAAACTCTTCTTTGACCCTCTGCCATCAGAGAAGGACTTAGTTGACTTTTCTGATTTTCAGAGAATGGATGTCATATCATCTGGCTCTAACGCAGGTGAACCAGATGTGTTGGTCACTTCCTCTAACTCGCCCATATACGAGTCATTTGACATCATAGACAATGTGGAGATAACCACAGTTGACTCCAACATGAGATTGATAATACATCCAAGCGACAGGGCTAGAACCAACCAGTTGCACTACGCTCAGGATGCACTCAATACCAAGGGAACCCCAAATGAAGTGTCAATTCACTACATGATGTCCCGTGCTAAGGTCAAAGGTGTATTAGAGGAGGATAACGTAGAGGGTAGAAGCTACACCACTGTCGAGTGTTGGGGCTTACAGAACAACATCGGTAGCAGAAACATCTCAGCAATTAGCTCAGGTAGCCCTGACTCCAACGTGGTCAAGGAGATTGAGCCTAATGCTCCTGTTGTTTCAGTCACTCTTGGAGGGCCGGGTCAAGGGGGTGTTGATACCAAACCCACTTTCACCAAGAGTCCCTTCAGTCACAAGCCCTTCTCAACTAGGAGGGCGTATGCTGTTGCCACAAAGGAGTTCGTTTACAATCACTCAAGTGGAGCTTTTACTATCAATGTGCAACCGCTTAATAATCAGTCTTCTGACATGAAAAGCTGGGGCACTTTTGGTTTTCCTAAGTCTGGTAGAGTTTACTTTGCTGATGGTAGTAGCGCCAAATACGATTCTAGAACTTTAACCGCTTTTACTTTCTCTACTGCTACTGCCGGTAGTGGCGACTTCATCACATCTGATGGGAATGAGTTCACTGGTATTCTACCGTTGTTGAAAAACATAGGAGTGACAACCAATTCAGCTACTGGGGTTAGTGGCACGTTCGCTTTCAACGCTACTCTCTTCAGTGAGCCTGACTTTGGCGATGAGTCAATGATAGACAATGGTACAAACGTGAATGACAGAATGTTCCAGTCCCTCAGTGATATCTCACATGACTATCAGCTTGGTACTCAGTATGCCAGCACTAGGGCACTTGTTGAGATACCATTCTTCTCAAACCAGTT